ATCGTACAAGATGTAGATTCAGAAAGCATCAATACAATATAAATAGATCCTTCTTTGCTATATGTAACAGGACTATCGTTATATATATTATTTTCATCATTTCGATAAAACCATATAGTCTCAGCTAATTTGATGAATGCTGCCATTTCTACCATAGTATTAAATGAAGGAGATAATCTAGAAAGATCTCTAAAATATCTCCACATTTTATACTCATATACTAATCGGCTAATTGGATTCTTAGGCTTTCTGATGGTAACTATATCAAAGAATTGGTTTTGCAAATTCTCCATATATACCTCCATTAATCAAGCATATCATTAATCAATTCAATAGCTTTCTTATCAGCGATCTTAGTGAATTTATAATCTTTATAACGGTAAACGAATGCAGTTGTACTTACTTTACCTTTATCATCGATTATACCCATAATGATGGAAATAGTATCACCAGTATGACGATACAAGCGATAATCGATATAATCAGTTTCAATAGTAAAATTCTTTTCATCATCTGCATATAAGTCTGTAGTGAATGCATAACGGGTAAAATTCTTGGTATTGATTTTTTCAGAAATCTTTAATTTCTTGAATAATTTATTTACTTTCTTATCTAAAGCTTTATAATCCATATCTACTATTTTTATACGTTTTCTTAGACTATCGAAAGCGTCATAGTCTTTTGTAAATTCTTCCACGTCTTTATGTAGAGATTTAAGATCTGCTCTATCGGGATATAGCTCGATATTTAATTTAACACCAGATGGATATATCATAGTTGCAGTCTTATGGAAGAAGATATATTCATCATCTGTATTGAAATTATAAATTCCAGCAAAGAATGCATTAAATAAATCATAATTAGTTTTTAAGCTTTTAATTTTAGTACTAACTTCTTTAAGGTTCATGATTGTCCTCCTTTTATAATTCATATCCACGTTTGGATAATTCTTCATCAATATTAAAATCTTTAGTACCTTGATTGATGACTACTAATGCTAGTACATCCATCAAATCAAGATACATGTCTTTATATCTATCTTCAGATTGCATATTTTACTATGCTCCTTTCATTAAGATAAGATTGTTTTTACATCATCATTATCTTCGAAAAGTTCTTCGATAATATAATCCCTTACAGATTTAACGTATTCGTCAAGATCATTAAATAATTCATCATCGACACTACGTAAACACTTAAGTGTAATATTACCATCTTTATCGATCTTTTCTTCAAATGAGAATGCATAAATTCCTTTTCTATTAGAGTTGTATTCTAATGCAAATATTTTACCATTATTTTTATTCTTAATACCAATGGATAGTACTGATTTATTATCTATTGGGCCTTGAATGTAATAATAGTTTTTATCATCTTCTTCTACAACGATAGGATCTTGGCAAGGTTGAGGATGCACTCCTAATATGCGAGGAACTGCCACACTTTTTATCATAAAATCAACTTTAGCCATCTGAGATTCTGTTAATGTAACAGGAGATGGTTTAGAAACTGCCTTCATAAAAGCATTAATGTATTTATTTACTTCATTAACGCTATCGATGATGTATTTTTTATAATCTTTAGTATTATAAATTCCATCACTAATAACTACAGCATCTATCATGATACCAATACTATTACCATCATTGAAAAATAGATAGAATGTGTCTTTTCTACAAGCCACATTTAATCTATCTACATTTACTACATTAAATATTCCATATATATTAGCTATTGGGAATATTGGTTTTAGAACTTTATCAAATATTTCTTCGATAACAGACTCATCCATATCTGGCTGATTACCTAATGATCTATTTAAAATAAAATCCTTTTTAGATTCTTCATAGTCATCTACAGTAACACCTAATTCATGTAGAGCTGTTGCAGATAGAGCTTTGAATGCTTTAATTACATGATCTTCAGTAATTGCATTACCACCGACCATAACTTGAACTTCGTTCTTACCTCTAAGTAATTCGAAGCTAATGCAGAATTCATTACCTTCATTGGATTTGAAATGAATGATATGTTTAATAGTCTTAGAATCAGTATTCTTTTCATAAGAAGTTTTATATACTTCTCTAAGAGTGTTTGATTGTATTACTAATTCTATAGTCCCAAATTGCTCACAGAATTTCTTTAAAATTCTAGATGCTTTTGTATTTGTAATATTGATAACTGCACCGATAAATAAACTCATTTCCATTTTATTTTTCCTCCTTAATAGATTTAGGAATTCGTTTTACAATTTTAAGAAGATTGAATACATCACTTCCATATGTGAAATTCCTAATATTATATCTGGAGGTGATTCTAATATCTGTCACATCTAAGTCACAAGAAATAGAGTCATAGTAAGGATCAATTATTCTTACTAGATTAACACCGCGATAAAATACGACGCGGAAAGTATAATCAGATAATTCATCGAAGTTTGTTTCATCTTCTTTAGCTCTATCTGAATTAGCTTTTATATATTCACAAATAGATCTAAGTCTATCTGTAATAATATTCTTATTATATAAAGACATCGGCATAACTTTAGTGAATTCATTACCACCGACATTCTTAATTCTAATAGACCCTACTTTGGTATCACTTTCATATGAAGAATAATCACAATCATATCCTTCACCAAGAATCATAACAGCACCACGTAGAGCTAATAGAGTATTGAAATCTAAAGATCTACTAAGCTCAAACTTAATAGACTTAACTTGTTTATCAAAAACTGTAATTGAACAGTTTCCATATTTAAATTCGAATTTAAATATTACTACATCATTGATTACACTAGAGCCTTCAAATGTACATAATTTATTACGTACGCTAGCTCCAACTACATCGTTGATTTCTTTGCCTTTTTTACATAATTCTGCAAGGCCAATTAAGTAAGGACTTATATCCTTAAAAAGTTGTTTAGGAGTCAATTCATTCATATCTGTTGACCGTCCTTTCGTGAAATAAATAAAAAAAAATGGTTTATACACTAGAGACACATGGTAGAAAAGTTTTCATGTAAGATGAGAGAGAATTTATGAATTTATTTTATAGGAGAGTATTATAAAATTTCATTATTATTCAATGTGTGTTTTGGTTGTTAGTGTGTGTTTAGTTTGTGTTGTGTGTCTCTAGCTATAAACCTGTATAGGGGTTCGATATGACATATGCCAGGGAGTAGAGGCATCATCATATCACCTAAATAATATATAGTTAAAATATATATTACCGTATAGAATTTTCTTTTTTATTTAATTCTAAATCTATAGGCATATTAAACACAAGTCTACTCATATAAGCTATACTACTATTAAATGATTCATCTTCTTTAATCTTATCTGTAATAAAGATAGAATCACTTAAGTTCATTAAGACTAGATAAGCTAATACTTCTGAATTGTCTTTTAATGAATCTGGTATATCCATAAAGCTAAATACATTCTTAGATAATCCATTATGATAAATATAGTTAGCTGTAGCTAATTTTAATATTCTAGTATCTTCGCTTTTAAGAATATTCAAGAATATATCTCTGACAATAGTTTGGTCTTCCGATATATTAAATTCTTTAAATTCAGTTAAGACAGCAATCTTCTCATAATAAGTAAGTTCAGTGAATGGTTTAACTTTTAATAATTTGATTATTTTATACCCATTATATTTCACATACTCATCATACCAATCAGTTTTTCTAAGATCGTCTAATAGATCTTCTGCTGGATTGATGATATCTTTAAATAGATCAAATATATTAGGGCTACTGATTAATAGCTCTCTATCTAATCTTTCACCAATAAAAGCAGATGCTTCTCTAGCAGCATCTGGCTTATTTAGTGATTTTATTTTATTGAGTTCTTTGATAGTATCTATCACTAAACTCTTATAGTCTTTATTTTCCATTACAATAACCCAAGTTTCACGTTAGTATAAATAAAATCTACAACCCCAGCAACTAGGATATCATGAGTATTATTATCAATAATCCCAGGATTATCATATCTAATTTTTATATTGCTGAAATTGTTAAATGAACCATAGAAGAAGTTTGCAGTAAATCCCCATGTCATCATGCGTTCATTATCTAATATTTTAGTATTACAAATTATATATGAATTATCTTCATTAATAATGAGATCTTTTAGTTGTTTTAATAGATCGTTTACATTCATTAAAGTAATGAAAGAATATAATTCTGTAAGTTCTCTAGATTGTTTAACAGGAAGAATGTCTTTTTGTGGACGTAAGAAATCTTCTACTGTAGGAATTTCTTCAGGGATCTCATCGAAATCTCTACAATATAAAGATAATTCTACTCTAGCTTTAGCAATATCTTGCTCTGAGAATTCATATTTAATATTATCAAGATCTTTTTGTTTAAATTCATCGATAATATTTCTTAATAGATTATTGTATACGTAATCGCTCATTTTACTATGCTCCTAAAAAATTAATAAGTATTATGAGTATGTGAAAAATACTATAAAAATAAAAAAATAAGGAGATCCATATTAGAATCTCCTTATAATTTTATGCTAAAGATGCACGTACTTCTTTAACCATTCCTGACATAGATCTTGCATCTGGGAATAGATCAGTAAGTTCAAACAATTTTAATTTACGATCTGTATCTACAACAGTAAATGCTAGATCTTTTTCGCAATTAAAATATGATACGCCGTCAATACAAAGAATATTATTTTCTTCAATAGATACAGTATTTTTATTAAGATCTAAATGTGTTAGTTTATTTTCAGTAAGGCTATTGTAAATAAATTTAGCACGATCTGCATAGTTATTGCAAAGTTTAGTATATGTGGCTAATATGATTTCGCCAGTCTTAGCATATACAACCTTAGTTGTATTATGTGGCTCAAATTCAGGAAGTACATAGAAGCCATATTCATTAGTAAGATTTGTATAAATATCTAAAATAAAACCGTTGATATCACGCATAGATTTCTTATCTTCATTTTCAATGGTCACATTGATATCATTAGTTTTCAATGTAGTTGCAGCAATCTTAATATTACTAATTTGAATTGCTATTTTAGATCCACCAATAATAATACGAGTATCTGTAATTAAACCTTTTGAAGTTTTACAGATATCACTTCTAGTTCCCTTTTTACAGACAAGAATACCTCTTACTAAAACAGATAGAGTGAATAAATTCTTAATACATTCATTAAAATTTTTTATTTCTTTTACACCATATTTCATATTAAATCTCCTCACTTGATCAATGGATCCTCATAATCTATAGCAGTAAATAATGTATCATAAATACTGTATACTGCATCAATGAATAATGCCAAATGTGTATTTTCGAAATAACAGAAATTGCCAGCTTCTTCATTGTAATCTAATTTTACAATTTCTAATCTATTATTTCCACGTAATGCAAATGTAATAGAAATCCAAGCTATTTGATCTGGATATAATTTGAATTCGATATGTTTATCAGACGTTCCTACAAATGTATATACATTAACTGTATACCATCCACAAGCTCTTGTAATCCTACCTCTTAGATATTCGATCTCCTTGAGAAGATGAATCCAATCTGGTCCTTTAAGAACTTTTAGAACTTCAATGATTGGATAACAAGCATAACAAAATTCAGTAGAATCGGATAATCGTTTAACTCCAGCCTCGCTAATATCTATACCAGATATATCAAACGTGCGACGTAAAGTTCTGCCAAAATAATTATTGTCCATATTATACTCCTCCTAAAATAAATAAAAATAATGGTCTAGTGATTTAAATCACTAGACCTTTCTTTCATATTTATAATATATTAATATTAAGAATTTTTAATTAATGACTTCATGAATTCAATTATAATATTCCTGATCTCATTCTCTATATATTTCTTTAGAGGATTATTATCTTCTTTAGAATATTTATTGATTGTATAAGCCATTCTATTTTCATCATCTATATAAGTTATATTAGCTTCAATATGTTTATTAGATGCAGTATATTGGATTGGTCCAACTATAGCATTTATCTTTTTATCATCTTTCTCTATGATGATAGCACTAAAGTTATTATCCTTAGTTCTATCTATTCTAGAATTTTCTGATATATAATATGCATCTTTTAAAGACCACTGAATTGAAAGAAGTCCATATAACACATCATAAATATTTTCATTCTTTACATATTTGATTATATCATTTATAGACTTCTTATATAAATATCGGCAATAAGTTCTATATATTAAATTAGACTTATCATATGAAGTCTTCTTTGACAAAGCTTGTATAAATAATAGATGGAGGCCAACCTCGTCTATATTACCATCTGACATACCTATCACCTTATACGATTAACTATGATTTCATAAAGTATTACAAGTAATGCATACAGAGATAACATGCTAGTTCCTACAACTAGGAAGTGACTGATTATATTTAAATTTTCATCAGCAGAATATTTTTTATTTTTTGATTTTCTTACATTTTGAATGACTATTACTAAAATATATGAAAATATGAATATAGTAAGAATTCTTGCTATAATATCAAGAGAAGATACATTAATCTCATTCATTTGATACTCCTAAATTTAAAATCTGATACTTTAATTTCTTTAACCGTATTTATAGATACCATAGATTCTAAAGTATATACAAATGCATTAAATAGTTCATCTAACAATTCAGCATTATCTTTAATTGAAATAGAATATTGATTTGCATTTGCTTTGTATTTATCTAATTGTAATACCGTTAAATAATCACACGGCATTCCAGCTTTATCTAGCATATATTTATATGCTGCAAGCTGTATAAAATACTTATATCCAATAGTAGAAGATGTCTTATAATCTACTATATGGATTTTATCACCTATTTGTAGTACAGCATCAATAGTACCACAGAAATATTTACCGATGAAAGATTGCTCTAACATTAGTGGAATTATCATTTTGCCACTATTTACTCCAGCATCTAAAAACCATTTAAGAAATGATGCAAATCCCATACTAATATTATCACCAGAAACCATTGGGGATCCATTTCTTAGAAAATTCTCAATTTCATTATGAACTTTAGTACCTTCGGTTGCATATCTATTTAATTCTTTTTTATATCCTATGCCTTTGAATCCAAGAGAATTAGCCCAATTAGCTATATAATCCTCATGGATATGCTGTAATACTTGTGTCACACTTGGAACTTTATTTGTGCCATGTTCATAAGTTCCAGTCTCAATTATATCATCGTTTATATTAAAGTAAGACATTTATCAATACCTCGCTTAATCATTATAAAGTATTTTAATGTAAAAACTACTGTTTATAAAAATTTCATGGGAACTTTATAATAAATATAGTTTCGCCAACTATATTCACCTTAACCTTAAGATTTTTGTGAGCTCTATTTGTTAGTTTACTCTTTTCTTTTGTTTAATTTCATTTTAATAATTAATCTCCAGTGTTATATAACCCCTAGGTGCTTCAGGCCCCTAGGGGTGTATACGCTCATATTTTAAACATTGTAGTAATATTTTCTTATAACTCAAGGAGGTTTACTAAATGGCACAACAGTTGAATTGTAAACTGATAAACGAAACTTTCATCTTTAAACAATATAAAGATGAATATGAAAAATCCATTCTAAACTTTATTCATGGTGGTACGTTAATCGACGTAAAATCCGATGAATTCTCTGATGTAGCATATGATGTTAAGAAAAGCCAAGTTGGCGGTTTCTTAGTAGCTGCAATGGAATCTAAATCTATTAGACTATATATTAGCAAACATCCTCTAAACCGTAGTACTCGTGTTGTTACTGCAAAAGATGTTAAAGGTGGCAATGGTAAATACGTTGTATATGTAGATTGCTCTCAAATTATTGATAAAAAAGATGGTAAATATGTATGCAATAATATCAAACAATTGGTTGCATATCTATTAGATGCATCTGTAAACTTGATGTATTTCTCTGGCTACCGTGGAATCATTTCTAAATCTTCCACTATCAAAGCTGGTTCTTATGCATTTGCAAGTTTATTCAATAATGTAATTAATTATTTATTCAAAACTAACTCTGTAAGCAATATTCATAATCGTTGTGTATTCTTAGCTTCCCAATATTTCATTCGTAATATTATGGGTGGTGCTAAAGATACTTATGAATATGCAAACAATACAGACTTCTCTAAACAAATTGCTCGTATCTCTGAACGTGAAGTTGAATTGATTGAAACTTATATTGATAAAGACTCATTCAGAAATATTGATAACTTTGTTAAAATGCTCCGTGAAGCATTGAAATTACAAAAATTAACTACTGAAGCAGTTATTGCTGCTTGGGTTAAATTATATACTCCATCCACTCTATTCGCATTAGAATACTTCCCTGCATTCTCTTCTATGATGACTAATGCTTATATTGGATGCTATTTGAATAATCAATCTACTATTGAAAAAGTTACTAACCGTGGTCTTCCAGAATATGTAAAAAGTATTCTAGAAACGGGAGGCAATTATTATGAAGCTTTACGATAACGAAGTTTATAACTACGTTGATCAACTTAAGAATTATTCTACAACTAATATTTCTAGTATTCAAAAAGGTATAGTACCAGAAGTAGTAGATTTGACTTGGAAGAAGACAAACTACTACGTCGCTGACGGTATTCGTAAATATGTAACTTATGAAACAAAAGGTTTCATCTTACGAGTAACAGGTGTTCGATATAGAGTTCTAAAAGTTAATAGAAAAAATATTAACTTTGATAAACGAATGACTGATGCGGTTAATGAAGGTTTAGTATATCCATTTATGCTTTTCGTAAATGGTCATCATATTAAATGGTCTTCATTCCGTGTTGTTCGTAACTCCAAATATACATATATTGTAGCTGATGAAATGAAGACTGAAGATGTTAATGGTCTTCATATTGAAAAAGTAGCTATAGTAAATCTCCCTTATACATATATGAGTTATTCTGAATCCAGACGTATCCCTGGTGGATATCAAGAATTGTTTCGATTCG